TAAAGTGTCAGAAACCCAGTAACTTTTAGCTCCTGCAAGGGGTGCAATAGCTGTAAAAGCCGAAGTCCCATTTCCTTTTAAAATACCTGTAAGAGTAGATGCACCCGTGCCGCCTTCAGATACAGTAAAGATTTCTGAACTGCCTCTTTTTATAAATCCTCTACCTTGAAGGGCTTGGTCTAAATAAAGCGGAATACTATGCCCTGATTGCAAGTTCCGTATGAACTCCTCCAATTTCCTGACTCTTTCTTGTAAGATTTGTATTTCGTTATTCATATTTGATAAACATAAGCTGATTCATTGGTTTTATGGTAAAACCGATATCAGTGCCGGTAAAATACGACATAGTCTTATCACCAATATAAACTTCCACCGTTTCAGTTGTAGTGGCGGTATAATATCCCATAACCGGAACAGTGTAATAACCAGAACCGGCGCTATCCGAAGATATGCCGACATCAACTGTAGTAGTGGAATTGATGTTAGATTTTATAAACAATCCTATCGGAACATCACCACCCCCAGAAGTCATAAATGCTTTACCGAAAATAAGAAGTGAATCGCCATCCGTGAGGTTGGTAGTGGTTGCAAGATATTGAGTGCTTGTAGTCAATAATGTGCTAGTGGCAACTCTTGTTCCCGCAAGTGCGCCTGTTTGAACAGCTGAACAAGCAAAAACCCCGCCTGTCCAAGTTAGAAAATTATTACTGGAACAGGGTGCTAAATCAGCTCCGTAATATTTAGTAGATGAAGCAAAGTTAGTAGCCGCAAATATCGTACTTGTTGCGTTAGTAGAGGTAGAGTTTCCTGTAATAGTGAGGTTTCCATTTATAGTCGATGAAGCAGTAGATAATATTCCTCCATCAAATACCCCAGTAGAACTGGCATATGCTCCGCCAGTGGTTTTAAGATATGAAGATAAACTTAAAGTGGTCAGAGATGGAGTGGCTGACCAAGCAGATGTGCCTACACCGTTGCCGAATAAAACAGTGCCGTTTGTCGCAGTAGATGCGCCTGTACCAACCTTAGCTTCAATGGCTTCTATGGAATCATTAGCATTGGCGTGTTGAGATGAATGGGAGACGGTTTGGACACTATCCCCAGCCGAAGGATTAGTCATAACATCAAGCGACGATGGGAAGTTTGTAGAACCCAGTTTGTTTCCTTGCTCATCCCAAACAGTTGTTGGAAAGATAAATCTGACTCCTAAAGAGATGATTGCCGCTATTAAAATTGTTGTGAATATATTACGCATATTGTTTAAAATTTTTGTGTAATTTTCTGTGTTCGGAGTTTGTAAGCACTAACAAATTAAGCGGGTCATTGTTTAATTTGTCTCCATCAATATGGTGAACATGCTCCCAACTTCCTAATTTCCTACCTAATTCTTTTTCCATCACTAATCTGTGTTCCAAAACTCGTTTTCCGATAGTGTTAACTCTCCGATAGCCCCAAAAGTTAACTCCATCAATAAATCTTGGGTGTTCTTCATTGCGTGGAAGTTTGGGAGCAATAGGAACACCAAGGTTCCAAGGTATAGAACCCGCCGGAATACGATAAGTGAGATTTTTTAAACTGTATTTGTTATTTTGGGGTGGACGGCAATCTGCACAGTATTTACGGTTATTCCATCTATTCCAACCATCTTTAACTCGTTTTGAAAACTCAACCCCACAAGTTATACAATTCTTTTTTAAATCTAAATATTTAGTTTTTTTCATGCTGATGTTTTATCTAAACCTGTTAAAGTTGTTGAAGAACCCACGGAATCGTAATAAATCTTTCTGCCCTCTGCGTCTGTGTCCATGTCGTAAGTAATATCTGATTGGTCGTAATCCCAACCGCTTCCTGATTTTTTAAATCCAAGCAAAGTAGCCGAGGTTTTATCTTGACCTGAAAGTGTTGATGATGCTGTTTTGTCTTGTCCTGTTAGCGACATGATTCAATGTTAGGTTGTAATTTTCTAACCATATCTCTATCCCTTCTGCCGTAACCCTCCCTTATCGCTTTTTCAAGCTCAAACAAGTCCCTCTTAAAAGTCTCTTGTTTTTTGGTTAAAGTGTTAGCCCTTGCATATCTGTAACAAGGTTCAAGAACACACCATTCATGATAAAGAGGTGAAAACCCCGGTTTTTTAGTCTGATTCGTTATGTCGGTTGAAGTGAAATAATAACCTTCTCTTTGTATAAAGATTTTTGCTCCGTTAGTTGAATTGTAATTTGGTATCGGGTCTAAGAAGATTCCTGTTGCAGTTTTGTCATATCTTGTGGGTGTTCCCGTAGTATTTTGCCCGTCAAGAAAAGCTGAGATATCGTTATTCGTCCCCTGTTTGCTTTGTTGGTCTACCGTAGGAATTTCGTGGAAAATCCCCGAAGAATCTTTAACGGCTAATTTAAGTATGTCGGTAATTAAATTTCCATCTTCGTCTGCGGTAAATGAGTATTCCCTCTGTCCTGAAACAAGATTGAAGAATTGAATAGGATAATGGGTATGATTTGTATCATCAGGATTCCATCCATAACAAACATCAAAAATAATATGCCAAGCTTTATCCAATGAAAGATTTACAGAACCCAACCAAATCAATTTTCTTGTTGCATCACCTGTAATAAATCCATCAGGGAAGCCGAGTTCCTGTTCGATTCTCTGAAAAATCCCATTTTTATTTGTCGTATCGCTAATTACTAATGACATTTTTTTTAATTATTTGCTAATTTATTGCACCCTAATCCCAGCCATCACAAGTGGCTGAGTTAGGAAACAATTACTGTGGTGCAACCCAATTTGCCCAACATCTTCCGGTTGAAGCATTTGGCGCACCAGAAGCTGCTGAAAATTCATTGATTCTAGCAACGAACCATTGAGAAGGGGCAAAAATTGTCCCATCCCCTGCTACTGAACCAGTTGAAGAAGCTACGATGGTAGCTTGAGCTGAAGCAGCAACCGAATAGGTTGTCCCTATGAGAGTTGATGTGGCATATTGTGTAGTTCCTTTAGATAAATCAACCGTAACCGCTGAAGTGGAGGCCAAAGTGAACTTCACACCAGCGCTTACAAGAGTTGAAGTAGCTGAAGGCGACTGAATTGCACAGACAGTTGATGAGCCTGTTGCAAGGGCTTTTTCCAGCCCGACAAGTCTCAATCCTCCCAAGTTAAGTTCGGGAATTGGGTAATACGGCATCACCGCACCAAGTTGTTCGGGATTTTCAACTACAACGGTTTTGTCTTTAGCCAGAGCCACTCCTCCGAGAACTATCGCAACCAGCACACCGAGAACTAATAATTTGTTAAACATTTGTGTTTGTGGTTACTGATAATTATTCAAGTTCGGCGTCTTTTAAAGTTCCGCCAAGTTGCAAGATTTTCCACTCGTATTCGGTTTTTGTTTTGCTGTCAAAAACTTTTTCTGTCGTGGCTTTCTCATACTTGACCGGGTTTTGCGTTTTAAACACCGCCATCAATTCCTTGAATTTCTTGACTGCATCCGGTGAACCTGCATTTACTATTTTTACTTTAGGCATTTTTTTAAGTTATCCTTCGGGGGTATTTGGGAGCCAGAACCGGTGGGTAAACTGACCCCCAAGCACCCCCGAAGGGGTTTGCTGATAATTAGCTCGTTACAGTCACGTCAATGGTCATTGCTGCGAGGTTCGTCCACTGTTTGAACCCAGCGTAGAAGTAACCGCAGACTTCCTTGCCAGTCTTGCCGGTCACTCCTTTTTCTTCCCAGTTGGCCGGATTGGTGGCGAGCATAGAAACTTTCTTTACTCCAGCTATTCTGTGGCCAGAGTTTGTCCAAGTCTTTGAACCTGAAGCTGAAGTGGTCGTGGCGTCAACAAAGGTTGAGGCGAGAACCACATAGATATCCACACCTCCGTAGCTAAAGAGCAATCCATTTCGGAGAGCTGAATCAGCATAAGAGAAACCGGATGCCAACTGTGTCTGCAAGAGTCCTACAGTGTCACCTGATTCAATCACTGCATACAATCCGTTTGGAGTGAACTGGGTGTAACCGACTACTTTAGAAACAATGTTAGAGATAATAACTGGCCAGTTAGCGGCAGTGGTGAATCCGCCTGCTGGAGTTGAGTAAGTACCCGTGCCATTCGCACAGAGTTCGTTAACTACCCAGATGTCCAGTGCGGCTTTCAGGGCATAGCCGATTTTCTCCATTCTGTCCTGCATAATAGAGGGTTTGGTCAGAAACTCTTCAAAGTGATAGATGTGTTCGCCGTAAGTGAACTCATCCGTTACTGTCAAAGAATCATCCGTTATCGTCCAAGCGGAGACAGAGTAAGTTCCAGTCAAAGACTGGACCAACGCTGTCGGGGTGTTGGTGTAAGGATTGTGGATATATTTGCTTCCCGATTCATCAAATTCGCTGATGGCGCGGGCGACTAACGACCTTTCAAGGATTTGCTGAAACGTTGCTCGGAAATATTTTGCCCGATAGGATGTTCCTGTCGTGCTTGTTCCAATTGTGTTCATTTTTTGTGAGTAAAACTTATAAACTTATAATTCCCACCAGTTTTACCCACCCGTTTTTTATTTCTTTATCTTTCTATCAAACTGCGCTCTCGCAAGCTTGGCGATGTCTTCATCGCTTTCGGGAAGATTTCCCGTCCTTTCAAACTTATCTAAGATGTCCTTGCCTGAATCTTGGGCGGCCACTCGCCTTGAACCCCCAGTGTTGGAAGCTTGGGCAACTTGCCTTTTTTCTTCCCTGATTCTGAGGATGGCCTGAAGTTCCTCATTTTTGAGGGCTTCCTTTAATGAAATACCCTCGTCTTTAGCGAACTTCTGCACCCTCTCTATGTCATCCTCGTGGAGTTTGGAGTTTGTGATAACCGCCAAATCCGCAAGGGTGATTTCACTTTTCGGCGGTTCAACGGGCTTGGCTTTTTTAGCTTCCTCCTCCGCTTTTTCCGCACGAATCTTTTGATTATTGGCTATTTCTTCGGCTTTCAAACGAGCTTGTCGTTCTTCTTCCGCGATAGCCCTGATAATCTCCGGTTTCTTGGCATTTATCGCCTGTTCCTTCTCCTCATCGGGAAGTTCGGCTATACTTGCCTGAAACTCGGTATCTGCTTCTAACTTTTTTTGGATTGAGGCATCCAAATCGCCTTTATTATTTTCCATAAAATGTTTTTAGGAGTTACTTTTCTCCAATTACTTATAAATTACTGCGAACTGTCTTTGAACAATCTTTTAGCCTGCTCCTCAGGCGTTTCGCTTTTCTCGCCAGCGATGATTTTCAGCATAAAAAGCCCCGTATCAATGGTTTTGATATAGAGATTTCTTGCCAAAAGGTCACAGTCCGGTCTTTGAGACCAAACAAGTGATTTTTCATCTGACGGCATTTCAAAGATTTCCACTTTCAATTCAGGATTACGGAGTATAACTGAGACATTTCTGAACATTTTTAGCACCTTCATCCGGTAGATAAGAGCTTGCTGAATAACTTCCTCGGGCTGTCCCGCTATCCTGTCGGCACCCATCCAAAAATCATTCAATTCTCCCACTGGAATATCATCGGTGATTTCTTGAAAGATTTTGTTTTTAACGATAGTAATGAGGTCTTCATTCTTGAATACTTCCCTTATAAGATTTCTGTCTTCTTCGGAGGTCGGCTGGCCGATAAGGAGGGAGCGAATCTTTTTAAGCAACTCATCATTACCCGCAAAGGTGCTTTTAATAAGGTTTAGGTTCTTTTCAGTCTTGGGGTCTGTTTGTATTTCTTTAGACATTTACGTTTTGATTGGCTGGTAATGCTTCCATAGGCGACCCCCCACCGGTTATCGTTGGGCTAACAGAAGGTAAATCTGAAATCTCCAGTGGCGAAACCACGGAGGTTGCATTCAAAATTTTATTGAAAAGCATCTTGCCTTCGGGAGTTCCTAACACTTGCCGCCTTACGGGGTCAGCTATCGTTTGGAATACAGAGTTAAGAGTAGTTAAGTCATCTTTGGTGCTTTGGGCTTCCTGCGTAACATCAACTTCCAGTGTCCATTCAATGTCTTTAAACACATCTTTCCATGTTTTCTTCTCTATCTCGTCGGGTTTGAAGAATCTCTGGTTGCCCATAGAGGCGAGAGTTTCCTGCATTCCACCCTGCATAGAGAGCATCATCATCTGCTGTTCATCGGGAGTAGGCATCGAGCCTTTCAGAATTTTCTTTTTAAGAACTTCATTACTTTCCTTTACAGTTATGTTCTTTATGAAAAGAGAGTCAATTTTAGCGATGTCATTGGCTTCCAACGTAGCTGAGACTTCCTCTTTGGTGTCTAGTTTTTTCTTAACGAAAGGAATAACGTATTTGCGGAACATATCCTCTAAATGGAGTCCTTTGTTCTCGGTCATTAGTTCAAAGAGAGAGTGCGACTCTTGTAAGAGTGCTTCGGTCAGTCTCCATGCTGTCCCCGATGGCGGGTTCTGTCCCATCATCGCATCAGATACTCCGGTAATCTGTTCGCCCAGAGATTTCCACTGAGCCATTACCGACTGCCAAGCGGTTATATCGTGCGAGTTGTTGTTTACCTGTGTTAGGGGTTCATTTACTTTATGAATCAAAATATCCCCGTTCTCTATTGCTGTAAGAGCATTTCTGCCGACATAACTTCCGTCAGAAGTTTGGAAGATGAGTTTGGAGGCAAGGTCTAGTTGGTCTTTTATTGCCTTTTGTGAATGATTAACTATCCACTGAGCTTCAAAGAGATGTTCCACCGCCCCGATAGCCATTGCCCGCCCGTCCTCTTTAATGAGGTGAGTTATCATATATGGGTCTCTTTCCTCTCTGCCTGAAATCAAAGTGTAGTCGTCATAATCACCTTTCTCTTTACCCTCTACGAATGAGAGAACGTGCATCTGCTGGACATATTTATCCGAATCCTTTTCGTCATTCGTTAAGTATGAGAGGGGCATTTCGCCGTGGACTTCGTAAAGTTTTATGTAGTTATTTTTCTGGTCTTTGGTCTGTCCTTCCAAAGTTTCCCTTTCAACTAGGTTATTGCAGAGCTTATCCACAATTTCCTTGTCATAACCCTCTCTCTTACGAAGCTGGGAGGGGGTAAGTTCAAGAATTTCAATTTTTACATTACCGTCAAAGTCTATGGTGTCGCAGATGATTCTATTCCACGGAACATTCATTGAATGAAGCTCGCCTTCCTTTTCCACAAACTTACAGACAGCCGAGCCATATCTGGCTAGAGTTCTGCCCCATTCATTTAGGAATTGCCCGAAGTTCTCCTTCCTCATCCAATCTTGGACATGGACAGTAGCGAGAAAGGCTGGGATAACGTCTTTGTTTTTACTCGCCTTAATCCTTATGTGTTTTCTGTCTATGTCTGTGGCTCTAAACCAAATATTGACTGCCGCTGTGACAATGTTGAAAAAAGGTTTTTCCCTTCCTTGAGAATCTTTTAGCCCAGACGTGTGCTTAGAATTGAGATATGCGTCAATTTTCTCTATGTTATCGTGCATCTCGAACGACACATATTTTGAGATTTGAGTTGTACCGTGAAGGTAATCGTCTTCTAGTTTCCTGACAATTTCCCCCACGTTGCCATTTGTTTCTATGTATCCTTTCAATTTGTAGCCACCGATTTTTTGATTAAGTCCTAATTTTGATAAGAGTTCGCTCTAAACGTGATTGTAGAAGTGGAAACTGTGCCGTTGAAAACTACTGTAAGACCATATCTGAAACGGATATTAAGTGGGATTGTTGAAGTTCCTGTTCCGGCTGGGAAATCTGCCAAAAGTAGTGAAGATGATGCTATATTACCTGTTCGTAAACTTACATTGGTTGTTGTAGCATCATAAACCTGAACCCTTGAAATGGTTGGAACAGTGAAGAAAATTGAACCCAACATCCCCGAAACCGGTGTAGCGGTTGGGGTGAAGGTTTTGACCGCTTCAGGATATCCGGCCCCGATGCCGGTTGTGGTAGCAACGAGTTCACCTCCAATTTCAACATTTCCCAGTGCCTGATTGGAATCTCTAAAATAACTAAGTCCGACCAAAAACCCGACAAAAAGCGCACCGGTTATTACGAGGGACAAGAGAGCTTTCTTAGATAGTTTCATTTTATAAAAAGTTATAAATAAAAAAAGACGGAAAGAGCCGCTAAAAGCTCAATCCGTCCTCGTTTTTCTTCGACTGACGAAGTTTTATATTAAATTGTCCTGACAATTATACACCCAATGAATTTTTAAGTCAACTGTGGAAAAGTGGATAACTCCCTGTCTTTAATCGGGCATTCTTCAATACCCAAATTATTGATAATCATCTTCTGTTCGGTGTTTACAAAATAAAAATCTGCCTTGCCATCTTTGCCGTGTCTTATCTTGACCACTTCATAAGGGTGGCGGGTTCTGAGGAAAAATATAAGATTCTTTTCGGCTTCAGTTAGTTGCATTCTGGTAAATTATCTACTAATTCTTTAGTCCAATTAAAAGGAAAATTAAATTTCTCAATCAATCCAGTAAGACTTTTATTTTTATATCTCTTAATCACTTCATCCCTTGTTTGCCTTATAGCTTCTTTGTCCCTCTCATAAGGAAAGTCCTCCTCCTTTTGTCTCTCTAAGTGGGCGTAGTAACAGTTTTTATTTACTTTGCATTGCCCGCCATTTAAATATGCCTTATAGCCTAATTCAAAAGCCTGATAACCCCAGCTACCAAGCGTCTCGTCACAGATATTCCATTTCCAGTAATTCTCTCTAGTGATTATCCAAGCCGAGCCATGCAAGGTCATAGACTCGTCAATTAAATTCTGTGTCTGCCTTGTTTTATCAATTTGGGTTACAAGGTTAGTATCAAAACCAAACCACGATATGGGTAAATTAGCCGAAGGTTGCCAAGTTCTTGCATTAAGAGGAAGCATAACCGGAGCCATTATAGTCTTATCATCCATTGCTTTCATTAGTTCCACGTCAAAACCTTTGGAAAAGGTAACATGAGCATCGCATTTTAAGATGTATTTCGCCTCTGATATTTGAGCCAATCTGTTTTGCATAGCGCGCTGTCCTATCAGTGAAGGTATTGTTGTAAATACTTTGATACGGCTTTCATCCTTAAATCGTTCATCCAATTCTTTTATGTCCGTTAAGTTATCATCAATTCCCACAATTATCTCCGTATCTCCCTTAATTTTAGTCAGAATATCCTCCATTGTTTTTTGGAGATAGAGTTCGTTTCTACTAGGAATAATGATTGATATCTCAGCCATTTTGTTCAATTTCATCCTTCCACTCGCCTGTTAATGCTTTCATACCTACATTTCCTCCGGTCATCGGGGGCAAATCATGAGGATTTATTTCAGGGTTTTTTACGGGTATATTGGGAGGTAAAGTAAATGGCGTAACAGGCTCTTCCTCATAAACAGCTTCCAAAAGTCCTCGGATATATGAGATGTCTGGCTTCTCTTTACCAAGCTCCTCTAACACCTTTTTAATTATCTTTTTCATTTAGCGTGTGCTATTAAATTCCTGCCGTAAGGCAGTTCTATTAAATTGTTCTTCAAGTTGCCGAGCCAGCAATGCCGCCTGTTCACTTTGGTCTGGTAACATCCTGTCTCTGATTTGGAAGTAGCAACGCATAATCCAAGTATCACTATCATCTGGGCTATGTCCGAGTATCTCTTTGACATCTTCCTTTTGGGTTGCCATTCTCTTGCCATCTCCTTGTGAGGAATCCTGATACATTGCAAGTTCTTCAATGATAGCTTCTTTATTCCTGCCGGTTACTTTAGATGCGATTTTATGGTTGTTTACCAAGTCGGCTAGAGTGAAAACACATTGAGAGCGCAAGTTTTTATATTCCGATGTCAGCGGTGCTTCTTTGGTGTAGTGGACATTGGGCAAAGCTACGGGCGAGATGTCAGTTCGGATAGGAGCATAGGAGGATTTATAACCAATAATCCCCGAAAGCATTGAAGAAGAGGCAACTGCCGAACCTACTCCAATAGCATCAACAAGCGTGTTAGACATCGGGATTTTCTCTTGCGTCTGATACTCCCTAATCTGCGAAATGATGGCTTCAGTGTTTATATTCTCAAATGTTTCCCTTCGGTATTCTTCTAAGCCCTCCCAGAATGAAAACTTTGTCTTATCCGAGCCATCATCGGCCACATCAACGATTAAATACTTCTGATTATTTTTAGTTATGGCATTGGAGAAGACATCCAAGAGAGCGGTGTATTTAAATAACGCTCCAGTGTTCTCCACATATTCGGCCAGTATCTCTTGCCTGAATGTGGCGGTATCCATCTCCTCTTTGGCTTTGTCTATTTCCTCTTTTGGAACATAGGGGTTATCATAAGTTGTGCCATGAAAACATTCCCACTCTGCATCCCCTTCAGCTTCTTTCTCTAACCGCCTCAAATTGGGATTCTCCTTTTTAGGAGTTCCGCCAAATCCTGCCGACCCTCCGGTATCTACAAGCATCGGTCTGAAAATTTCCTGCCAGCCGATAAAAAAGTCTTTCATAGTGTCCAATTCATCAAACTCAATATGAACGACATTAGGCATACCTCGGTAATTTTCCCTGTTTTCCCATCCGCCTACAAAGATTGTTGTAGTCCCCCCTTCTTCATTGGGAAGTTTTACCTCTAAGCGTGATTCATTAAAATCCCCTATACCATGCAATCTTCTTTTTAAATCTTCCCAGACAATGGTTCTAGCCTGTTTTTGAGTTGGAGCTACAAAGATTACAGAACGGTTTATTATTTTACGGGCAAGTTTAATTTTCTTTGAGATACCTTTAAACAGCATCCTTTCCTCTTTGAGGATAGTCTTGCCAAATCTCCTGCCAAACCTTTCAATGGTAAATCTCGCTTGGCTACTTGCTACTGGTTTCTGTTTTGGGTGTAACAACATAAAATTTAAATAATCTACCAGCATAAGTGTCTGTTTTTTTGTGACAGTTTTTACACAATGTTCTGCCATTATCTAAAACAAAGCGTAATTCAGGATAAAGTGAAAAAGGTTTGATGTGGTCTGCTTCTAAGTATCCTCCTCTTATTTTACAAATCACACATGTCCAATTATCTCTTTTAAAAACATTCTCTCTCCATAATCTATACTCAATTTTGTTTTTTATAGCTTTAGTATATTTAGTTATTCCTCCTTTCCAAAAATGAGATTTACTCCCCCTTCGGTCTAAACTAATTTTTAACCTCCTTTCTATTGAGATAGACCGGCCTTTTTCATAGATTCCTCTGCATTCTCTAGAACAAAACTTTCTTTTACCTTCTCTTGACAGATAGTCAGAAAATTCTTTCAAACAATGCGCACATTTGAACTTAATTCTTTTCATTCTTTGGTGTAAAAGCATTGTCAAAAGTAATATTTATTGGTTTTCCTCCTGAAGTTACATCGGTTTCAGTCTTATCTCTCATATCAGTAACATTCTTAGCAGTAAAGATTGCAAATGGAGCTGGTGCGGCTCCCGCCAAACCAATACTAATCAAAAATTCCTTCTGTAACTCCTTTGCCTCTTTATAGGCGTTGCAAAACTCTTTAATTTGCTCAGCATTCAATTTAATTTGCTCAAGCTCACTTTCGGTATATTTGGCTCTCATTTCGTCAGTAATGACCAAATCATCTTCCCCCTTTTCAGCCCAACGATAAACTGTTGAATAAGCGACTTTTATCTCTCTTGAAAAACCATACAGAGTTGGGAGCTTGTTGGGCATATGTTTATATTTCTCGCTCTCCCTTTTTAATCTTCCATCTGAGAAATATTCTTTTGAATATTCAGTCAATTCCTTTTTGTAGGGTTCAATACTGAAAAAATCTATTACATTCTTGATGTATTCTGGTTTGAATTTAGAAGGTCTTCCACCTTTGTTTCCTTTTGCAAATTTGTTATTTTTGGGGGCGCTCATAATTTCTAATTAAATTCTCGGCTTCCTGATAAGTAAGGTCTAATTTATAATCCCCCGAAAGTACCTGTGCCATTTCAAACAATGCCTGTTTTAAGTCTTTATTCGTCATCTTTATTTTTTCCTTTAAGAAAGTGTATTGGGCGGAGTATGCCTGTATTTCTTCCTGTTGTCTGAATACGGAGTTGGAGAGGTAAAGCATCCACCACTTATCGGGATTATCTCCTTGCTGGATTTCGTGGCAATGTTCGTGAAATTCCAAGTCCGGCCAGACTATTCCTCCTGAGGGGTTATAAATCGTATCTCCGTAGCAGAATATGGCATCTTTGGGCGGGTTTAAGACCGCTTTTATTTCAGAGTAATGGGGTGGTAATCTATTGATAATTTTCATCTCCTTGTTTGCTCGTAAATCGGCTCGTCATTATCTGTCAGGAAGCCTATAGAAGGGGTAAGACTTTCCACCGCTTTCTTCTTGTAATCTTCGTCAAGCCAACATTCCTCTACTGGGTGAGTTTTATCTTTCTTTACAGCCTGTAAAACTGAACTAGCCATAATATATTTCCTGACTATAAATAACTTCTGCTTAGATTTTTTCACAAAAAAATAGCGACCCCACATTCACGCGTGAGTTCGCCTCTAGTCTTTAATTGTTCCGACAAAGACAATCTTATCATATTTCAGGGTTTAAAGCAAATGAAGATGTGTTAATTACCTGTGCTTATATGGTTTCATTACTTCTAATATTATTTGAGACAAACCTTAACTCCTAATCCGTAAGCACAATGATAGCTTTCTGCAAGGACTGCTGAAAAACTAACGATTATAATCCATGCAGGAAGGCATAAACATAGAATCCAAACTAAATATTTCATATATTTCATTTTAATGTTTCTAATATTATTTGTTTGACATCTGATAAGGTAAAGCCTAAATTTCCGCCATAACCATTAAATTTGATTTTAAATTTCTCAATCAATGTATCACGGTCTTTGGAACGGAGGGATTGGATTTTATTTATCCACCAATCGGCAACCAAATTACCGTCTTTCATATAACCACTTTTATTATTTGGTGCGTAGAATATTTGTTTTTGAGGTTCCCAATCTTGTTCCCATTCTCTTTTAAATTCTGCCCTTAATTGTTCTTCCCATTCTTCTTGTTTATCCATAGAAATTAAGTTAAATATTTTTTAAAAATAAAGTCGTTCCCATAATCAAATGTTAGTTCGTCTCCTTTCTTAATATCACCGTATGAATAAAATAATATTTTTCCTTTTTCTCTTATCACACACAAGTTAGGATTTTCCTTTGAACAATTTATAAATCTACTTTCATTTCCTCCCACTAATCCATCAATTGTGGTTTTTTCATCTAAATCAAATAAATAATTAACTCCAATCTTGTCGTAAAATTTTGTTCGTCTTTCATATTCTTTATTGGAAATTTTTTCTCCAGTATATTCAATAATTTTCATTCCCCAAGGTATATCTTTAGTGGCAAACAACCCCAAACCGCTAATTTTAGATTTTTTTACTTCTACTTGTTGTTTAACTTCTTTGTTCTTCATATAGATATATAATTATTTAAATTCCAAAATAGCCCCATTATCCAACTCAATATTAAAAGCATTTTGCCTCCTCCAACTATCACCCAACCTGATTGCTATGAAGCAAAAACCGACAAAGGTGAGGACAATCAATGATATCAGCAATAAATTTATAGATATTTTTTCAAGTTTTTCCATAGATATATTAGATTAAACTACTAAATATCCTTAGGTTTAGTTAAATGAACGGGGTCTACATACCAAAATTCTTCTGGAATTTGCTTAACTTCTATTTCAGACAATTCCCTATAACTGGGGTGTAAATATCTAATTCCGTCTTTTATTTTTATATGCCAAAAAATCGGCGTAAACATTCATCTCAAACTTCATCTCCTCCGCCATCTTGATTATTTCAGCTATAAGACGGGAGAGGGATAGCTTTTGTATTTTCTCTATTGAGTCAGAGTAAGTCGCGCCGTTTTTAAAATCGGTCAATATTTTCTCTATTTCGTGGTAATTTTCCTCCTCTATGATTTGTGATAGCATGTTATTTGATTAGTTTGTAATGAATTTCAACAGGGATGAGTTTATATCTTGAACCTTGCCAATTTTGCACCCCGCGTTCGTCAACAAACATACTTCTTGTGGGTTTAAAGTCGCCAGCGTCAATAAAAGCAACCTCCATAATCTCGTCTTTGTATTTATGTATTATCGCCCACCCAGATCGG